CTTGGTTAAGCAAGCCGTGCAATCTGCAAGCGAAGTTACTATCAGTATCCTCCGCATCGATGACATCATCGGGAAACGTGGCGAGTGATATGGCTGGGAACTTTAATAGACTACTTGTTACCTCGGTTGCTATCTCAACAGCAGTCGTTCAATTGATGAACAATGTCAAGAAGATAGTCCCCCGTCGTAAAGCATCTTCCGAAGAAGAATAATCAGTTACGAGAGGCAGTAACGATAAGTTGAGAAAGTCTACCATAAGAGAATGATTTAGGCTTCTTCCGTCTTCGGACGGAGGGGGTCTTAACCCCATGTTTACGAATATATCCGCATTTAGGACATTCGTGCAAAATCACCTGACCTCCAGCGAGATATACGCCTGAGATAGATAGAGGAATAACAGGTGTACTACAAGTATCGCACTTCTGAGTGAGTGTCTCAATTAGTTGGCCCATCAACTACTCACCGTGTTCAAATTGACCTTATGCCAGTTTGCACCGTCATAGACGAATTTACCATATTCTCCATTGGCGACATCTTGGTTGATTTTAGTGTCAGTACTGTGTCCGCCACTTGTAGAATCGAAGTGTAAAGTGTGTGCTCCTGCTTTATGATATATTTCAACAGTATGTCCCGCAGGAAATGTCCCTGTTGGGTTTAGTTTACGAGCGGCATCAGTAGTGATAATCCAAATGTTAGGTTCGTCAAAAGCAAATGTAACATCAGCACCTGACATTGACAGTACCTTCACTTCATTAGGTCCGAGCCTATGCGTATGAGTAGCACTACCACTACGGTGAGTAGCGTAATACAACATACCGTGACCATCAGGTGTATGACTCTGCCATAAGGCACCAATTTGAGTATTAGTCATACTACCTGCTTCAGTGCTACTAAAGAGCGAATCGATAGTGTTGGTCACTCCGTTGACAGCGTTAGCAGCATTTCTGTTATTGACTGCACCCTTTGTAATAGGTGCGAGATACATGGGTGAGGTGCGAACGTAGGTCCGCCTATCATGAATAACTGCTCCACTCAAGGTGCCACTAGTGTTTATGCTGAAACGAATGATAGCCAAAACTGTAGTTTGGTGATTTGAGGCTGTTTTGTTTGAAGGGTCTGTTAAGAACTGACTAGGAATTAGTGGAGTACCTGAAGTTGCTACTGCAGGGGTCCCTAACTCGTACATGACCCTACTCTCTGAGCCTGTAGCGCCTTGTAGGTATATGACAGCAAATACCTCGCTATCGGCTGACGGATTAGCGGGTAAAGATGTCCCTGCTGTAAAGTTTGTATCGCTTTTTATAGTGAATGAAGTATTGGCTCCGATTCCTCCACCGAACACGTATAGTGCCCCGTCGAGAACACAAAATCCTCCATGAACCGTTACTACTCCAGCATCAGTAGAAGTAACAAACCCATCGTTACCCTCTATAACGCTATTTCGGGTTGAATCCCCATACGCTCCGTCTGCTAAACGAAAAATACCGTTCCCGTGCAAACCCTCGTAGAGATTAGTTAAACTTGGGGAAGTCAAACTGTCCCCGTCTCTGAGTCCCTGTGCACTGGCTACCATACCAGCAGCACTTGTATGACCTGATAACGGATTACTCATGCTCCCACCTCTATTACTACTGAAAACCTTATTTCATTGTTAGTGGTTTTAGTAACGGCATCGAATGTATATCTAAATAAATCAGTGGTATCTGAAGAATCACTTGGATTTTTATAACGAACGACGACCTCCTTCAGAGGCTGTGTGAAAGTTGTCGCTAATGGTAGTTTCGCTTCAACTACTAGTGTATGGTCGTCTATTACCCTAACGTCTGGAACTACAGAGCCAGCAATTTGTCCAATACCGTCGTCAGTCTGTGATGCGGTCTGTCCACTAAATCCAAATTCAACTAAATTTATTCTACTGGCAAGTGTGTCTATCATATATCTTGTTCCTTCGCTTAATAATGGCATCAGCCTCTCCTCCGTGTTAAGTAATTACTCTCGCCCATACCTATCGTTAGGTTGGCGCTCTTGGTTTCTGGCAAATCATCAGTCGCCAGTAAGAATATCTGTTCGTTATCGACTACAGAGTGCAGTAGTCCGTCACTAAACTCTAATGTTGTAGAGCCGTTACCAGTTACTTTACCCAATAAAGTGCCGTTTTTCCTATAAATAAGAGCATTGACTGCAATTAAATCAGGGCTACCACTAGTAGGGTCTGCTCCATCTACAGTGATTGAAGTGACTGAGCCGGCACGAAGGTTTTCATTTTCTGATATTGCAGTGCTAGTCCCCCCTCCAACAGTGATACTAGTCGCTGCTACTGCTGTTATTTCACCTAGATTAACACCAGCGTCGTCGTAAAGTAGGTGCCCGACAGCGAACTTAGTCCTTGCATCAACAGTGTCTACGGTCATTGCAGATGTGGTATTAGCAGTATAACCTCCTCCGTTGTTAACTAATACACCAGTGGCTACTGTTAACGAACCGTTAGGAGCATACCCCGTATAGCCAGAACCGTTGTTGACAAAAACCCCAGTTGCTGTCAAGGAACGACGTGCCCTGATTGGAGAGCGACTTTCATTGCCCACCCTAATACCCTTGTTGTTATTCATATCGACTTTAACCGATATCTGCCAAGTTGACTTTATTTTAAAGCCAGCGAATGTAGAGAACTCAATAGATTCAAACTGCCTATTCCTCTCAGAAGAGTTTTCAAAGTCATTGGCGATGTCAACCTCTCTGAACTTTTCAATTACATCTTCCACAGAGCCTTCTATGGAGTTTACTGTTATTTCACTCAACCCATTGATAACATCGTGGTTAGTGTAAAGAACTAACTTCTGCTCTTTACCTACACCCACTTCGTTAGAGAAATAACTAACAGCGTGACCGGGATGAACATTCCTAGACTGTATTACGTCTTTCAGCGTCTCTCTTCCTGATGCTCTTTTAATCATAGACAATAACTGTCTACCTGCGTTTCTTGCACTTGACTTCGTGACAGCAGTGGGTAAAGAAAGACCTCCGGGTAACTCTTTGATACCTGTATTTTGAGACCCTAGGTCATCAATCTGTACGACATTCTTCTCATTGTTTGCACGCGACTTACCTTTTACAGTAATTCTGTTATAAACGTCTTTACTGTCGTTAATGGAGGTTCCACCAAGAATCATATTGTGATTTATTAGATGATACCCACTGTGCCTTTGTTGAGGCATGTAGTGCAAACTGCCAAACTCATCATCTCTGATTGTATAAGAATCATGCTTTGTTAGATACCTAAATGCAGCAGCACTATTGATTCCATAAAAGTCCTGTGCCAAGAATCTACTACTAGGCTCTTTGACGAACATACCGTTAACCGAACCCCTGCTGCTACCAGATAACCTGATGGCTAAATCAGAAGTTCTCAGCCCTACATTTATCTTCTGGACTAATCTTACGTTCCTATCAGTGAAACCTATGTCGTTTAGGGATTTACCCTTTAAGTTCTCAATCCTATATCTTGTACCCTTATCACTAGATTCTATCGAGGAAAGAGATAATGATTGGCTGGATTCAGTGGAGCCTACTACTAGTGGTGGTAAATCACTAGATGTTGTCACTTTGTCCCCTTGAGCAAATATAGCACCGGTATATTGGTGACCTTCGCTAGTAGTATGTAATAATTTAATTGTGTCTTCTTCTTCAGTTAAAGAATAAGTCTTTTCAGATGTAGGGATAAAATCAGCACTATTAGGGGTGGTTACCGAAAAGCCAGTTTGCACCTTTGTGTATACCGCATGTCGAACAGCGTTATCTACGAATCTTGGCTTACGCACCTTTTTCATAATAGTATTTTGGGAAGCATTAGAGCGACCTGTTGAGAGATTCTTACCTAGTGCCATGTTCACTCCCCACTATGGTCTCCTGTATTATAAGATGCATCTTCTTCACTACCTTTAGGGTGTAAGGTCTGACTGTGCCTTGGTTGAACGCTATAATCCCCTTCTTCGTCTTCGGGGGACCTGCGACTAGCGTCAGCACGGAAATGTTCTAATGTATTTTCTGACATCAGTACACGAGCAACAGCGTTAGTAATATCTGTCTTATCATAACCTGTTACATCAACACCTTCGATATTAGGCCCTTGGCTGGTTGGGACTGTAATGCTACCTGATGGATTTACAGTATAAACAGGAGCGTAAGGTGGCGCAGAAGGAGTACCCGTTCGTGCATTCTCTGCGTCGCCGGTGAATAAACCGTATTTACCGCCACTGGTCGCCCTGTAGAAGTTAGAACCTACTTGCACCGCTCCGGTCTTTACCATGGAGTTGTGGCGGAACATAGAGACGTGCTTATTATCCAAGGTCCTGATTGGACGGAATAAGAACTGTATTTCGCTATCCAATACATTTGTCTTTTGTAGTAAAGGAGAATGGTTAGCGTCTTGATAAGGGTTAGAAGAACCGCTTGCTGAAGAAGCACCCCACCCTTTATCGTTCAAGGTGCCCGAATACTTACTCCAAGACATAACATAAGTCCCACCAAGTGCCCAGTTAGCATGTGCATTCGATATCCTAACGACCCCTGCCTTGGGCTGAGCAGACCAATCTAAGGAGTTCATATCAAGATGAGTAAGTGTCCTTGAAGCACCGTCATGTGCACCTCTAAGTGTTGTCCTCTGCCCAACTTCCCTGTCGGTGTGCAAACTCGCTGCCTCTGTTGACATGATAGTATACTCTCGGCTAACCCCATCGTTTAATTCAGCAATAGTATCAACATCTAACCCTATTCGGTCACTGTTTCTAGAAATAGGTTCAGCCAACATAGTGTCAGCGGTAATAGTTTCTGTGTTTTCACCTACAGATACATCGGGTTTTAGTAAGCCTTCTGCGTCATTAACGTCCAGTCTGTCACTAATTCCTCTTTCAATTTCACCTGCTTGAACAGCGGAGTTACTTGGCCTTACTAGACCTGCCCCGTATACTGGTTCATTAGTACTGTGGGACAAAACAAGCCCAGTTGCTTCATGAGTCTCGCTGACATCCATGAGTAAGTTTTCGTTGAATACAGTGGGCCATCTACAACCTCTACCGTCCCCTCTATCTCCTACCCTCATCATACTAGCAGGGTTAAACCAATCTACGACTGACATAGTAGTAGTATCGTTATTGGCAGTATTTACGTTACCACTGTATCGGTCTGTTCCGTCACCTACGAACAGATTATTATTACTTGGGCGATGAGTTACGTTAGTATCAGCATAAGCATCTTCAGGGTCCCAAGAAGGTCGCAGTCCAAACCCTCTTACTGGGAAACGCCTGACATCTTCACCACGAGTGTTACCCCACCAATCAACCAGATAATATCTATGAGCATTGGCTATTTCACTGATACCTTTACCCTCTGAATCCCCGGGGTAGACTCTCCTTACAGAAGAAGAATTTCTAAGTGTGCGTACTGGACAGCCGAACGAACTAGTCATCCTTCTACCATCACTATATCTCACCTGTCTACCTATCTGGTCCTCGTTCAATAAAGAACTAACTTGAGTTATTCTTTCTAAAATACCAGTATAAAGTGCACTTATGTCTAAATCAACTTGTCTTTTCAAGTCATTATTGTCAGAAACTGTTGTTGCAATTGCAGAAGTGAATGTTATACTTAGACTGGTCAGAGATTGGATTGTCCCGATTAATACTCCAGCATTCGTATACACTTTATCCCCTACATAGAAGCGAGTCAATGCATCAGTTCCATCAACATTAATCGTACTAACTGCACCTGCCGAAAAGGCACCATCTGCTAAGACCGCAGTGGCCTCATCGGAACCTACGTAGTTCCACCCAGTAGTTTTGTTATCTTGTTGGACAAGTGGTCCATGATAATACCCGAGTAATGCGTTGGCATTAGCAACTTCAAGCCAACCCCTAACATATGGCCCCCACCTTGGTCGATTGTAAGGTTGCCTAACTGAGAATCTGTAACCGAAGCAGTTGTTACGAGCGTAAACTGAAGGTACTGTATATAATGCCTCATTATCGATAACAGCACTTGCTATGCCTCCTCCAATTGTGACGGCAGTGGCTGTTACCGCAGTAACGGTGCCTAGATTAACACGAGCACTATTATACACGCTATCTCCTACCTTGAACTTAGTAGTAGCATCAACTGTATCTACAGTCATTGCAGCAGTATTACCTATGTTATAGCCGGCTGTGTTATTGATTAAAACACCAGACGTATCAGCGTCACTAATTTCTGAATATGTCCTTTCCCTTATCCCTGTATTGTCATCAAATGCTACACAATCCATACCAAATGTCTTACCTCCCCATCCGATAAGAGCATCACCATAAGATTCTAAACGACTGACTGCTCCTCCTCCATGAGAGCCTCCGGGCCACATTCCAGCAAAGTTATATTCAACTGAGCCATCTGTGCCACCTTGGTGTGCTAAGTTACCGTCTCCGTCAATTTGTGCCCCGGTATATACGGTTCCGTCCGTCGACAAGGCAGCGCTACCGGGTGGACTTAACCACTTCATCTGTAAACCGAAAGGTCCCTTACTAGCACTGTAAAAGAAATCATGATAATGTATAGTTTCAAAGTATTCTGGAATGTGATTGTAGCCTTTCTTATCCAAAGCAGTGTCTGCTACTCCTGTTTTATCATAGAAGTTACGAGTTCCACCGTCGGCAGTGTCACTATACCATGTAAACGGACGACCCAAATTAGGGTGCCACATACAAAGGAAAGCGTCAGGGGTGTGCAAACTGTTAGTGTCTCTACTGCCGTTTACAGTTTGAGGCATAATTCTTGTAGCGATGCTCTTTAAGGAATCAGTGTAAATTTCACCAGCAGAGCGATTATCATAAGCACCAGATAGGCGCAAGACTGTGCCTGTGCCTATGTTACTCCAGAAAGCAGCACTACCTGATACAGTAGAGAAGGTATTCGCAACCCCTAGTGTCGCATGGGCAAGTGTACCTGTTCGGTTTGCATAAGTTGCTGTAAACCTCTGTCCATTCTTGGTATATTCTAACACTTCTCCGTAATAAGGTGCTACTGGGAAGAGGCTATTATCATCGACAGTAATTGTACTAGACCCATTGTCAGTAATCACTACACAAGACGGGTTAAGGCTTCTTGTTCTATAATGGGGCTCATATATGTCTAAGTAAGAAGTCGGGTAACCTGCTAATGTTAATTGAGCACCTACGCACCCATAAGAAGCCCTACAGAACTCATAGTAATTATCAGGTCTATGCCATTCAAGATGCTTGAACTTGGTGGCAGCGGCGTTACTGGCTCCGTCTTTGTGTAATATACCCCACCAAGGGACAGTTGTTGTCATGCCGGGCGTAGCGCTAATGAACATACCCGGCCTGTAGGGTAAACTTCGTCGCGTCAGTGAAGGTGGGCTAGTTTCCTGTACACCGAGTGGGTTATACAGTGCCAAAGGAGGTAAATTTGTAAACTGACTACCCGAATCTGGTTCTATATCTAACATCACTTCATTGATAATTACTTCGCAACCTCTAACGTCAGCCATGATTGCCTCAGCCAAGATAAGTGTATATGCACCATTAGTGGAAATATCTTGTTCAATTGCTATTACTGTGTTCACCTGTTGACTAGTTAATTCAGTAACATAACTACCACCTTCCGAAGGTGCAAGTGTAGCATTTGCATTATTCTTGTGGAAACCACTTAATTGCTGAGCAAACAAATTAGGCTGTATTACAATCTGGTAAGCACCGACCTCCATAGGGTCAGGGAAATGGTTGTTTAGAGTATAAGACCCCGCTGCTTCAAGCACCAAGGCATGACCTCCTTGGGAGTTAGTTGTACCAGCAGCACCAAGGCTCGCTGCTATACCGTATCCGTCGAATTTCACCTTAGTTTCAGTCAATAAAGTAAACGCTCCTCCGTGTATATCACTAGGCGCATAAGGTGCAGTAGGGCCCGAGAACCAGACCAAAGGATTCCAACCCGGTACTTGGGCCAAAACTGTTTCTGTAGTCTTTTCGTCTTCTAACGGGTTAATAGTGGCGCTTCTACAAGCAGTGTGCAAGTCATACATTCTCTGATAAGCCGGGTGAGCAAAGTGCCCGGGTAACAATGCCATTGTAGGTGTAACGTGATGGTGGCCCATTCTCGGGATAGGCATAGGTGTCATCTTAGAAGCAGTGCTGGCAGTACCTGCAATGTTATTGTAGAAGCCAGAAGGATTGGTCATATTACCGAGCCCCGGGTTTACATGCGCTGCTGGTAAAGAGGTCGTAGTGATTGTCTTCCAATCAATCGGCACCATATCTGGACTAGCACCGCTATGTTCACTGTGGTCCCTTAGCCTTCTTGCAGCGAATAATCTAGTTGTCCCTGCAGGCATATAGTAAGAAGGAACTACTTTTAATCCAGACTTTCCGAGGACAAACGCTGCAAAGTCAGGGCTATACACTACTCCAGTGAACTTGTTTGTCCCCACTCCTGTATAAGAAGCCAAAACACCTTTGTCTGTGGTCGGGTCATATACTCTTAGGAAATATCTACCTCCACTTTGCTCACTAGTATCAGTCCAAACTGCAGCCGTAGGTGTGGAGGTTACTGCTATTTCAGTAGTCGAATAACTTGAGTAGGATAATTCATCTTCGTCATACCTGTGAGTCATAGACACACCCATACGAGTAACGTGGAAATGTAAACTCCTGTCGTGAGGTTCATACGCTGTCTGTAGAGGTGCGTTATTAGTATGCTCAGTCCAACCTTCGTTTGAGGTGTCAGGGAATGCAGAGTTGCTGTTACTTATTCTGGTCTTACCTTGACTAGATTGGCTCAGATGCTCCCAACCGTTATTCTCCCAAGTTGGCCATAAGCGAGGCCCGGGTGCTGCATTAGTGAACATATCAGTTACTCCTTGCACAGGTTGAGCGGGGTGCTGTAGACCACCAGAACCTATGGTTTCATTTTGGTAGGATTGTATACGGTCAAAGCCGGGGCGAATGATTACGTTACCCGGTATTTCATCGGGGTTAGGTAGCCTAATCTTCATGTTAGGGTTAATACCCGCTCCCGCTAATGCTGGTGATAGTCCCTCTACTTCTCTATCACTAACATGTCTAAAGTCTAGGATGATAGTACCCAGTGGACTACCTCCTTCTATCCTGTGCTCTTGACCTGTATCATCAATTACCTGCACACTATTGAATTGTTCTTCTTCGTTTGGTATCATAAGTGCATTTCGCACTTCAAATGGATGCTGTTCTGCGACTTGAGGGTGAGATAACTCCTGTGCCTGTATAATCGGGAACATAGCCGCGTTAGTCGTTTCAAAAGAAAACCTTACATTACCTAGTATCTTTTCTCCAACTGTCTTGTAAGTCCCATCAGTTTGCTTTCTCTTTACCCAAGGGACCATACCCAATCCCCTTGCATTTGAAGCAGGCATTGTTACGTTACCACCGTCCATTCTTTTCCAGACAACATGTTCTTCTAAGAAATTCCTAGCAGGTGAACGTGTTTCGTAAAATCCAAAAATACCACTAGTGGCTGCGCTACTAGTAGGTGTTAAGTAATTATTATAATCTGTAATACCAGTGCACTCTACCCCATGCGTGCCGACATTTTCATGGAACATTGCTCCCTTCATTATACTCTTATCCCAGAATAAATCACCAGTTGGGTAATTACAGGTATTTGCTCTTTCTAATGTATTGGTACTGAAGGTTAAAGTCTGACTACTTAGACTGCCGCCTGTAGTAGAGACGCTCAGTTCAAAGTGAGTTGCATCAGTTATTGAGGCTACAGTTGCACCTACCGGTATACCTGTCCCACTGACACCCATACCTACAACTATTGCAGTAGAAGAAGCATGAGTAATAGTTTGGCCGTTATTGTAACTACAACTACCCAAAGTAAACGTATTAAGTTGTCCGTGCCAACAAGCCTCTGTCCCTGACGCAGGGTAATTTGCTAGTAATGATGGTATACTTAAGTCAGACATAATTTGGGCTTCTATGTTAGGGCCAGCAGTGGCTGTACCTACATACCTAGACTTATTGTGGACTTTATCGGTATCCCATTGAACAGTCCCTGCGTTTGCGAATATACCGTATTTTCTCAACTCGTCGTTGTTCGACAAAGCAACTGCTAAGTTAGCGACGAATGTAATTCCAGTAGCAGACCCTACTGTGTCAACTGTACCAATCAAAGTTCCGTCCATTTTGTAGACCTTGTCTCCCGGAGAGAAGATAAGTCTAGCATCGACTCCATCCACAACAATCACTTTGACACCGGTTGAGTAACCTGAACCGTTATTCACTAGTACACCAGTTCCGCCCCATTTTGTTTCTAACCAGTCACCCGTGCACAAGATTCCATCGCGGTCTGTCTTGGCAATAAGTGGTAATTCACTTTCGTGACTGATAGCCACTATGTGTCTAGCACTTAATCCATTAACACAACCAGAACTAGCAATACCAGATGGTATGCTGCCTTCTGAAGCAGCGCCGATTATAGGAGTAGCACCAGCACACATTTCAGAGGCACCGTAAGGTGTAAACCCAAGGAATGGGTGCCAAGCACCTAGACCTTTAGGATAAACCGCAGCGTTTTCTATAGGATATCCACTAAGAGGGGAGTAGGCTTCACCGTGCCAACCTACGGTTCCAATGGGTCTTCTTCTATCTACAGCGTCTAGTAAACCACTAAAGTGAACACGACTGTGCCCAGTAGAAATTCTATTGTCGGACGGTAAGTTATTGAAAGCATGAGTACCTGATTTACTCCAAACCTGAACTGCTAACTCAATATCTCCTCCCATGACTGAATTGAAAGTACTTGCTGCAGCCCTTGCATTGGGGTTAACAGGGTTGGTAACAGTAGAGGTAGCACCAGTATACATGGTAGTGCCCAAAGTAAAAGTACTACCAGTGTAACTTACATAAGATGCAAAGTACTCTGGTTTGGCCGAGTCTATGGCCGATAATGGACTAATCTTCAACCAACCATATTGTGGTAGCGTAGTAGGTATAGAGGAGCCCATTACTAATGTAGCAGCAACAGGTCCACTTCCATGAGCAGTTGCGTTACTCAATGGTCCACAATTGACCCAGCCATATCTATTTTGCATGTGACTAGTTTGCATAGAAGGCATAAATGTCCCTCCAATTGCTTTGAGTGGGTCTTTGCCCGGGAAGGTATTGATACTGGCTGCTATAATAGTGCCAAGTTCTTCGGAGTTTTGAGCACGAGTTGCGTCGATTATGACTAGATTTTCATCAGAAACTTGTGAGTCTTCGTTATCAGAAATAGTCCCATAGGCTCTAAGATAAGCCTTTGCTAGTAAACCTGCAGGTCTAAAACTAGTTGGTTGGTAATTAGGTGCCGCGTAAGTTGGTATTCTTTTACCACTAACAGGGTGTTTTGGGTTCAAATTAACATGGTTGTCTAAGAAGTTCCCACCCGGATGATAGCCTCCATCCATATGCCAAACTACAGATGATTTTCGGGTTTTAGGTAGGGTACCAATTGCAGTACCATTTACATCTGCGAATAAGAAATTAAAGTTCATAGTCGGTGGTGGTAACGGTGTAGCGGCATTGGTCGAACCCTCATAATAGAAGGCGTCAGAAACTGTTTGGTCGTGTTCGTAAGGAGCGGCTGCTGATACCGCGTTAGGGAACCCTTTAGTTGGCTCCCAATTCATTACATAATTGAAGCCCTTTACGTTATTTGATTGGAAATAAGCACTTCTTGGTAAATAAGCATTGGTCCCGCTATAGTAATATATTGTACCATTGTGTATGGAGTTAGGTAAATCTATATCCGCTTGGACATTACTGTAACCGTTACCTGATGCAATATTGACCCCTGTTTGGGGCTCAAATGAAGCGACGTTATGAGGGAACGATTGGCCCGGGCCAAATATCATGTAAGTGGTTTGGTTTGTAACGTCCCCTGTTGAACTATAGCGTGCACGAGGATGTGCGAATCGAATTACTAGTGGAGTAGGTACTGTAATCCTAACCGTATCGTTAGTCTGACTTGCTGTGTATGCCACTGGTATATTAGTAAAAGACGCTGCGTTATCTTGTACGACCTTTGCGTTTGTCCCTGCTGTCATATCATATGTCAGAAGAGCATCTTGGTTGAAGAATGGGGCGTTGTTTTGACCTTTGTGTTGGTCCAGATAAGCGGTGCCCGGGAACATAGCCAGTATAGCGTTAGTATCAATCATACAAACCGAGCCTGATATTTCTCCTATATTCTGTAATCCAGAACTACCAGTTGGTCCGTTTGCATAAGGGTGCGTATAAAAATCAGAATAATCATTTTGTGTTCCATCGTTGATATCAACGACCGCTCCAGAGAAACCTCCTCCGAAGTAAAGAGGCACCCAGTGGTCAGGGCTATCTCTTCCTCCTCTGAAATATAAGAATGGACTGGCATATCTGCTTCCTTGGGACCTAATACCGCACAAGTCAATAGCATCAGATACATCGCCATTTTGTATCAATAGGTCATGAACACTTAAACTAGAAGCGAAATTAGCAGACACTTCGTCAGTATCGTAGATTAACTCTCTGTGTGAATTAGAAGAGTCCGCTACGCTTCTTACGACACCCCATTCTTCTGAACCCCACCAAGCGACTACCTTGTTACCCCAACTTGCAGCATGGTCAGAAGCAGGAATACAGAACAAGAATAAAAATTCATCCGATTCTGTACTTAGAGTTTGACTACTTATCCCATCGATTTTTACCATGGGACTATTGACCATTGGGATTATGTGGTCTCCGGCTGTACTCGTGTATTTCACACCTCTTAAGTTATCTTGCCACTCTGTAATATCTACTACGTTATTCCTACTATCGACTAATACAGGTGTCGCTGTATTTGCATTAGTTCCTCTATATTTAGTAGTAATATGTAATACGTTCTCAGGTATGTAACCTATGTCAAGACGGATTCCCTCTGCGAGGTCGCCCGCTACTCCTGTGATATGATTAGCGTCAGCGTTTATGTTACTCGCTGCTTCTAGTAGCCCCCAGTCCTTACTTCTACTTACTTCAAATAAGTGCTTAAATGGTAGAACCTTCCTTTTAGCACTATGTGCTTTAATCCTAATTGCAGTTGGGCTTACACCCCAATCCTTTAACTTTCTACCATCAGGTGCATACATTTCAGTACAATCGAAACTAGTATCTTCTATGCTTTCGCTATTAGGGTCGTCCATTTTCATGGCATATTCTACTGCCGCCGCCATGACTTCATCAGTTAGTACACTTGTAAGGTTGATACGTGGACTGATAACCAGTCCTTCGCTCGACATAGCCCTGCCACCAGTACATCCATAGAAATAATGAACATTAGATGCCCCAGTATTACCGTCTTCGTCATAATGCGAACGACTTGTGTAAGAGATAGTCATCCCTTGGTCTCCGCTCGTAGCGGCGTCATCGGATAATTGTAAAACACCAGACTCGGGGAAGCCCAAATAACCTAATAAATCAGGATGAGTTAAAACATTGCTGGAACTATCATAAGGGGCGGAAAATGTCAACGTAAGTGTTTGGCCAGTCCCTGCACTCTTTGTGGCAGTGACGTGTATACCGGCAGCAGGTGAAGGGTAGTTGTTCCAATAATTACCCTTATACTCTTTAAGTGTCCCACCGTTCAGTTCTCCACAAACTTCTCCTTTACCGACCATGTGTTTACCAACAGTAAATCCACCTTGGCCTACATCTCTATCATCAAAGTGAATGATTACTTCATCATCAAGGGTAGAAGGTAAAAATGTATTTTCATTTGCAAATGGCTTACCATATTCTTTGTAAACCATCCTTAAAGTATGTGAGCCTCCTCTATGGTCTACAAATCTTAAACCGTAAAGGTTACCGTCGCCTATATTATCTACATCTGCTTCTGGAATATACCCTGTCCCACTCGCTACATAAACTGAAGAGCCATACATCAAAGTCGATGCATTAGCGGGGTTTCCGTAAATAGCACCATATCGAGCATCTTTACCATCAGTGCCAAAGCCCCACAAGCCTGCATCTGGGGCCCAACCGGGTATACCTGCTTGAGTCATGCCTCCGAAGTTTATTCTTGCTCTGGCTACAGTACCTACCCTTAGTCCCTTGACTAAAGTTGAAGATGGACTTTTACTTTCAAAAGACTCATCTAATACTGTGTTTTTATTACGTCCACTAGCCCCTTCTCTTGTAGAGTCAGTGATACCAGTTGCCGTGTTATTTTTCTCTTGACCTTGGTCAAGATTATTGCGATAAGGTTCATCGGCCTCTTCAGGAGGAAGTAATTCGTTTAGAGTGGTAATAGGAGCAAACGGTCTACCGAATCTATTGATAGGCATAGGTGCGGGGTGCATGTTTTCCCCAAGTGTCTCGTCAGGTTGGCACCAATAGTTCCTGAAGCGACCGCCGTGGCCTATTAGGAATTGTGGGCGATATGGTACTTGGGCCCGACTATTGTCTAACCAAGTACAGAAGTTTCTCCCTGAAGCACCCGGGACAGTGCTGTGAATGATAATACTGTAACCTTTATTTCCTTCTGTATCTAAAACGACTCTACCTAAGTGAGCCCGGACGTAACCCATGTGAGTGCCCCTGTCATGACTAGTGAATGACTTCTCTACATCCCAGAAAGGCGCAGGGTCATGAGTGGAACCAGTAGTAGCAAAGTCTGCATGTTGGTGTGGAGCAGTGGGGTCTTTATCGGAATTAGTACTATCGGCACTGACACCTACTGTAGTTAAGTCAAACCTTTCACTTTCACCTAAGAATTGGTCGGCTGGCCTCCTAGCGTGACTTCTACCGTTCTTGGCACCTGCTTGGGTAATTCTTCTAACAACCTCTTTTGCAGCCGCCTGTATATCAGTAACTCCTTCTTTAACTCCAACTTCACCCAAATCGATAGTTAATCTGCGAACGAAGTCCATGTTAGTCCAGTGGTCAAGGTTTTGAAGACGCTGCTCTTCGTGTTTACTAAGGTCTAGGTTTTCGTTTCTTATACCCTTTAGTGCTAAGAAGGCAGGGATGGCTCTTGTACCATCAGGAGTGTCAAATAATGTGGAGTTTTCGATTAAAGTACTTGGTCTAATACCTGCCACTTCAGAGTGTTTATTGGCTGCAGTAGTACTGTCCACTACAGCATCTTGAGTTCTGGGCTGTATACCATTACCCAATGCCCCCACTACATCAGGGGTATGTGTTATAATTGCATCTGCGACATTAGCGTTCCAAGTGCTTTGGTGGGCATAAGATGCTTCTGTGAAATCAGATTGTTCTGTAAATAATAATTCATCTAATTGACTAGGGTAACCCGCTGCTACGTCTATACCTGTGCCCGAGTCAGCATCAGAACCATCTATGATACCGCTTGTCAAAGCAGTAGCATTTGTGCGAGGTTTTCCTATTTGAGTAGCCTGTGGACTAGATTGGACTTGCATAAACAAATCTTGGAAAGCAATAAACTCGCGGTCATGTGCTACGTCGTAAAGTAAAACTCGTGCGTATTCCTCAGTCGACTGATAAGGGTCAATATAGGCAACACTAGGTGCATCTTCTGCTTCAAAGCCAAGTGCTTGATAGTTTAACTGCATTGTTTTGTTAACATGCTGGACGAAGTTCTTTGCAGTTTCAAGACAGGTATTACCAATAAGGAAATTTTCCATAGGTGTACTGGCCCTTGTCCTTGAAGAGGCAGTCCCAGTCCCTTCATTGAATAAATTAAGAACCTGAGACTCATCTAAAGTTCCTCTGCTCTTACAAAACAAACCTTCTACTGCATGAGGGTTAGTATAATGCATATTCATCCAAACGGTATCTCCGTCTCTCAGACCACCCGGGGCATAAGGGTAAGACCAAGCCAAATTCAAAATAGCATCTCTTTTTATTTCAGGTAATTTTTTGTTGAAGAGATTATCATTATCTTTTAAAGCAACTGCAAGGTTTGCAACGAATACTATCTGAGTAGCAGTAACAGTTTTTACTAAACCTATAAATGAGTTGCCTCCTGTATAAACTTCTTGACCGACAGAAAACATTGTAGTCGCATCGACGCTATCAACGGTTATTGTATCAGTACTCGTGGCATAACCTGAGCCGTTATTGACTAAAACGCCCGTCTTGTAAAGTGAAGAAAAGAAACTATTACAGATTACTTCATCACCTGCAGAAGGAGCAAAGCCCGAAAGAATGTCAGATAAAACAAAGGTGTTATCGCTCCTTGCGGAATAATAAGCATACTTTGGTGCATTAGCGGCAGTATACCATACAAGTTGATACAAGTAACCAGTCTCTAAATCACCAGTTCCGACACCAGCCGACTTTGGGAATAAAGAGCCATCTTCTAGGACTAAAGTCTGAGGTCCACTTAACTCTTCGTCATCGGTAAGCGCCACTAGGTTATTAGTTTCAAATGTAATACTTGTAGCAGTCATTGACACTATAGTCCCTACAATATCAGCACCTTGGTAAACTTCTTGACCTGTTGAGAATACTGTCCTAGGGTCAACTGTGTCTACAGTAATTGTAGTGGCTGCACCAAGAGCATAATCAGAACCATTATTGATTAAAACACCACTAGCAGTAGAGCCATAACTAACCACTGTAGAACGGGCTTTCTTGTTCTTTACACGGGGGAGGTGGGGGTTTGTTCTCGGTCCTGCTCTAAACTCAACAGCACTTACATATTGCTTAAGGCCATAATCTCCGTTACCACCTTGGGTCATAACATTAGCCCTGTCATAATAATAAGAATTGCGAGCCTCGTAACCTGCGCTTAATACTGCTGGGTTATCAGCAATGGGCACATAATTCATATCTTGATAAGAAGAAGCAGGTGTTAGTATTGCTCCTACATGTAAACTCTTGAGGAAATTTTTACTCATAGCCCAGCCTTCTAATGCCGAGCCTGTTTGTAAGGCAGTGAGGAAATTACCATCGGCTGTGCTATCATCCCTCGTACCATAGACCATCCATTCTCCATTAGGTAAAAATGCCCTTCTATATCGTAAAGAGCCACCTATACCATTAACGGTAAAGGGGGCTGTTGTGGCCATGTCTGCTCCTCCTTTAGGCTCAGGGAATATACTCGCATCCTCTACATAAACTTTGAAATCAGTAGCATCAAATGGTCGAGAGACCTTAGTACCCCTTTGGTGAGTTTCATTCCCGACATAATAAGAAAACGGACCAAACACCTCTGCGTCACTAGGGCTAATGTCATCAGCCCTTCTACCTACAGGGTTGGGTGACCATGTATGGGCGGTATGTGTAGCATCAACATGAATCTTCATACTGTTATCAGGTCCGGGGAAAATCCCCCTCTCTGGTTTATCAAAGAAAAACTCTTCAAACAAAGGAATCTCAACCATAGCCCTTGTAGACGCGTATTGTGTCCCTAACTGATAGTCATGCTGAACAGTGTCTAGTGTTTGGAAAAGTCTATCGTTAATAGTCGAGCCATCATTACAGGCCGACTGCTCTCCAAATTTATCATCGACATGCACGTTGTTACTAATAGCCATACCAACTGAAGTAGTCCACTCTGCAAATGTATCAGCCTCACTACCATCTTCTAACAAGAATTTACCTGTGCCCTTTTGACTACCACTGGCAAAAGTAAACGTTGTACCGGTTTTACTAGCATACTCTGCAGAAGCATAGCGTGTCTGGTCAGAGTCTTTATCCTTAGACAATGGGAAATAAATGCGCCCTATTTTAGCAAAACAATAAGTGCCCCAAGAAGCAAGTGCTGTGGATTTATTATTGAGCGGGGCAACTACTACTGTGGTTGCAGTAAAGGAAGTCACCCTCGCAGCGCAATCTCTTCTAGTGTTCCAAGCCAATCGAGCAGTAGGACTTGGGTCCCAAGTATCTTTGGTATTAATTGCACCCTGACCCGGGCCACCAAGCGTCATGGTAACTACGGGTGCGCCCGGCATAATTTCCTTAACAATGTGTGAATCAGGTGCTCCGTCACCCTTGACACTATTAGTTGCGTTACTTATGTCAGATACAGTGCTATAGGCTAAAAGTTCAACTTGACCAGTGTCTTGTGTATCTCTGAACGAAGCAACTCTACCTCTTGCCATCAACCTTTCAATACTGAATGAACTAGGAGAACTATTATCTGTTGATAATCTTTCTAACATGTTGAATCTTCTTCTATCAGAAGGTTGCACAGTAAGTCTAATTATCCGGTCACTTGATTGATGAGAAATAATATCAAATATTTCATGAACATTGGTCGATTGGTTATTACTCCCTAGGCCGGGTATATGCGGCGCGTCGAATAACTCTTCGTTATCTACTACCAATGCCTCGATACCGCCACTACCACTAGTAGCATCGCCATGTTCTATCCTAACTGAGGTTGATGTTATTGCTGTAACTATACCAAGGTTAGTCCCATCTATCTTAAACACCTCACTACCTACTGCGAATATAGTTGTAGCGTCTGTACCATCTGTAGTCATTGCTGTACTAGTTGATGCAGCGTAGCCCCCATTGTTATTGATTAATACACCTGTACTTTGTCTATTACTATTGGTAACTACTTGCCTACTTACATCCCCTGACGCAGAAAGATTATCTAATTTATCTGTAGACTGCCTTACGATTAATTTGTTAAATTGAGAAGAAACACCTGTCAATTCAGAGCGAGTTAGCGCAATTGGTTGAGGAGTAGTCTGTGGCGGGTCAGCCGCTACATTAGGTAGATAGTTCGCTGGGCACTTTACGAAAGTGAGTTTATCTTCATACCCTCCTCCCTCAGAATCTTCGCCGTTCAACTCTCCTTCTTTTAATGTAAATTGCTCAGGTCTTTTGAATTCAATAACACCACCCGGCGCATATAGTGTTAAGGAGATATTACTTTGAATATGACTGTGTATTAAGTCCAATATACTAGTAGTACCTGTAACAATCGTTGCTACATCAGGAACTGTCTTAGTGACCATTAGCGATGGGCTATTGTGCTTAACTTCGACAATAGCACCTGTAGTGTCTATTGCTTGGAAGGCGGGGCTGGTAGTAGAATTAAATGTTAATCGTTTGTTACTATGAGTGATTGTCGCAAAGTTGTCATTCGCAAAATCATCTGCAGCCACACCATCAATGGATATTTCATGCGCAGGTATGACTGCACCGTCTGCACCAAATGCCTTGACACTGTCTAATGTAAGTATAGTGCTAGTAGATGCTGTAGATGATACTCTTGAAACAGCCTTAGTAGTAAAAGATTGACCGTGCAAATCAATTGCATTATAGTGTATTTGTACAAGAGGTGCGTAATTATAAGTTAATAATGTTGGTAGTTCTAATATAGCAATTCTACTTTCACTGGAAGGTAAAAGGTGTTTGTTATCATTAGTAATACTAGAAGCGTCATTTATTACACCATCAGATGATTTTAACAAAAATGGCGCGGTGTCAAAGGCTCGACCACCTATCGCCAGCATTCCTCTTTGGTCATTATCTATGTCGGCCATACCATTTTCTATAATCATATCAACATGAGATGCAGATATTCTATCACTAACATCAATGGGACCTATCGAATCAAAGGAGGAAACCATGCTATTAGGCGGTGCCATACCAGAGATATCGCTGAACTGAGGTTGGAAAGAAGCAATTATTTTATCTGCTGAAATGTCTATTTTCTTTTCAACATGATGGGTAACAGGTGCAGGGAGCATACCCATAAACGGATGGCTCTTTACATGATTTAAGAAGTGTCTACCAGTGTGACCAAAGGTAAAAGGAGCGCCCATATTAGTGGTCGCAGAGAATTTATTATAGTTACTTGAATCTATACACATAGATATACTGAAAATTAAACCATGATTGCTGTAATCGCTTTCGTCTATGACAATCTGGCTTTGTTTATTTGAAAACTTGGTCGCTGTCCCTTCAGTTTGGTAGGTGTTACCGTTACCGCTATCAACTATACAATCTCCCTTAATAATCACAAATTCGCCTGCGTCGTGGGCCATTAGTATACCGCGTCGACCAGTTGTTGCATTAGAAGCAAAATCTAGATGTATAGATTCTACCGTGATAGTCCCCGCACTTGAGTCTACAGCAGTGAGTCTAAGTCTCTCTGGTGCTTTATTAGTTGGTTTACCTGTGGTTTTTACATAACCTAGTGGGTCTATTAGTATATTATAAGGGACTTTGGGAATAGTTCGTGTGTTAGTCCCTGAAGCAGTATTTACGTTAACCGAATAGTTACCTGCCGACCAAGGGCTACTTGTAAAATCAATACTAGTCAGCCCACTCTGTCCACTTAAAGTATCAATAATAGTTTGTGCCAGAGTAGCAGCAATAGATACACTAGAACTAGCCGATGTAGATGCACTTAAACTAGGGTGCGCTATTTCAAGAGATATAGGTTCTACTGGTTCTTCAAACCGATATAAGCACAAAGTATCTTTGCTTTTCACTGGTGCGAAATTAGCAGCACCAGATAATTTAACACCCCTACTCCAATGCACGGCTTCTATAATTCCTTTATATTCTCCACCTCTGCCTCCTAGGAACATTCTCGATTGTTGAGTAACCAATTCGTGTTCGTCTGTAAAGAATCTTTGAGCGACAACGTCTCCGTTGATTAAGATAGATAATTCTCGCCCTGTAAATATTACAGATACGTTTAGTAATTCCCTATATCCTGCATTCAAGGCAGTTTCGTCATTTCTTTCAGCATCATAAGGTGAGTAACTATAGTGATTACTGTCACTAATAGAGGCCGGTACTAAGACCCCATCCCACCCAATTAGTTCTTGATTTACCTTTTCGACTGCTTTTGCACTTGTTAAAGTTACTATGTTAGTCAGACCAGATGCTGCGTTCTTCATATTGGCTTGAAATGATATAGGTGCAGGTCCACTGACCGAGCCCACTGTTAAACTCATTACGTTTTCAAACTCAAAGACAACGCCCCCCGAATCAGGTATAACCCAAGTTTCTAGAGTAAAGGCATTGACAGTACTCGGCAATCTTTTTCTATCGACATTCGTTTGTAAACCGTGTATGTTATCCATGTTTACAGGAACTAGTACACCGTCACTAACCCCGTTAAAGGAAAGTGCATGTCCGGGCTCTACTAGTAAAGTCAAATCAAACACCTATTACGAAATCGGACGCCTTCAATTTTAAACTGTAGGCGTAGTATTTGTTCCCAGCATCATACCGTACATGAAACTTCTCAGGGATAATCCTTATACCACCCTGATTACCATGTGCGTCTGCAGTTAAAGTAACATAAATTGTCTCAAGAGTTCCTATTAAAAATTCACCAAAAGCATGTATGTTGGGAAAGGTATCACTAAGTATCTTCTCAACCTTGCTTGGTGCAGTCTCTTCTTGTACAGAGCCTCCGTCTTGAGTAATTATATCCTCCATATATTTGGATGCGTCTCTGGTATTGGTAATAGCGCCTTTTTCCGAAAGGGGTATATCACCAAAAGTCAAAAAGAAGTTTCTTGCGGAACCAGTTACATTATTACTGGTAATTAGGCTTTGATAAGGGATTTGTATTCCTCTGAATAAATCAGCACCTTTGCGCGCATTGGACATGAGCCCTAACAAATCCTGCACCTTATCGCCTGCTGATTTTTTACCACCTTTAACGGCAGAGTTTGTACTAAAGTCAGCGGCAAACGAAATGTTAGTTTCACTGAGTATATCATAAAAGTTAAGTTCTCTCGCAGGAGTGTACTTTTGTCTAATTAATATCGTACCATTAGACACATCGGCGCTAAATGCCCCTGCTACTGTCTGTGAGCCCGGGGCTGTTTGAGCAGTCCCATAAGTTATATCAGTTGTTAACTCTATTGCTTCTTTTAAAATTAGCGCCAAATTATGAGAAGGGTCTTGGCTTAGATTAGGATAGTCCTCATTACCATATCTAGTAGAAGTTGTTAAATTCTTAACTGGTATGCGTATCACTGCATCTGCAGAATCAGCATAATATTTCCTCCCTGTTGCATAGGATGACCTAGTGGCCTGTCCTGCTGTTTTAATAACAGAGCAAGCAGAGCCGCCGAAAAGGGTATGAGCAACAGAAGCATCAAACTCCAATCTTATACCCTGAGTTCTATATTTAGACCCAAGGTAACCAACCTTTAGTTTCCTTCGGGCAGGTGAACGAGTAGTACCTTCTTGCCAATAACTTGGGACTAATAGTAAGTATTCACCATCAAGTTCATTTTCTATAGGTGGGTGGGCCCCAATGTATATCTTCTCGTTTTCTTCAAGTGAAACTGAATTTCCAGACGAAAGGCGCAATTGTGAAATGGCCTGATAACTAGAATTATTTGAATTATTCTGAACGAAAAAGTGCTCGTCATGTATTATTTCTTCTAAAGTCCCCCCACCAATAGTCACTGATGTCCCAGTGACGGCAGTAACTTTACCTATACGAGCATTGTCGCTATTATAAAGCATAGTCCCTACATATATGACCTCTGTAGCAGTTCTTGTTTTAACTGGTATGGCAGCAGTTGTCCCTACCGCATATACATTACCAAGCCCAGAAGGGTGGTTAACTTGAACAGGGTTTGAATCATCCCCTGTGTACGATTTTGTGCTATTATTCCATGTCTTACTAGTAGTCACAATATTAGGGTCAGAAGACTCAACTGTACCTATCTCGTCACCGTCCCTGTTGTATATCTTCCTCCGAATCCCTATTACTGTAAATGCAGTGAGCGTAACTGCACTTGTACTCAAAGTTACTGTATATTCATCATTTTCATCAATGGCACCGACTGAGCCAACAACACCAATCAAAGCACCATTATCTGCATTAACAAGAATATCACCTGCCTTAATATCTCTATTCATAAAATTACCCGTTACTTTAATAACAACAAATTGAGTTACTGAACTAACATCACTTTTTAATCTTGCTATCCCTCCTCCATATAGAAATAACCTTACATTACTGGCTGTTATGTAACTTTTATTTCTCACTTTAATTGTAGAACTTTGACCTTTGTTATACGCCTCTTTAACGATAAAGTTTTCCATAGGGTCAGTAAACCCTAACATCTGAGAATGAGCACGAACCCTCGGCTCATCGATTATATTCGTATTTCCTTGTGAAATAGTAGTGGGTACAAAATTAGATAGGCTGATTACACCAAGTGCTGGGGCAGAAACTTCAACAGATTGGTTAAGGTTATTAACATCATCATCTGTAAGTATACCTGAAATCTCTATACCAATTGCAGGTGTATTTGTGTCAATAGCGAATCTTTCTAATATAGCACCGGGTGTTGGAAAGGTACTAACCTTTCTATCGACACTGATATCCAAAGTCTGTGCATTTAACTGAATAGCATTGTTGTTGCCAAATAAAAGTCTTATAGGAGTAGCCATACTTTACACCTCACATTATTATATCAGCAGCGACGAACTTAAGAGCAAATTCGTATGCTTTCATTTCGGCATCACGGGTGACATTAAATGAAGTAACTAAACCGCTGATACCGTTCTTTAAATGACCACCTGCTGTGAGAGAATAATTCCCTGAAGCGTGTTGTGTATTTATATTTGATATTTTGTCTGTAGTACTTGTAGTAGTCTTTGTGGTTAAAAAATGATTTCTCTGGGCAACAATCAGGTCTTCTGCAGCCTCTCCGAAGGTAATAAGAGTATCATAGGGTATCTGTATACCTGTTATGTAATCACCCATATTATCTGTGTAAACTGTCTGCTGAACAAAAGTAGACCCAAGGTCAAGTATAGATTTTGTAAGACCACTGGCGGCTGTGTTATGTAATGTAGTCATGTTTTGACTGTTTGCCAAAATGCCCAATATATCTTGAACCTTGTCTCCACCACTTTTTACCTTTTTGCCTGCCTTTCCTCCAGTAAATCCGTGCAAAACAGGCACTTCTACAGCGTTGAAGTTATGCACTATTTTATTGGCTATTTCTCCTAAAGATGTGGCGTGGACTTGAGTAACTCGGACTCTTGCGTTATTGCCATTAGCCGACTCTAATATTTCGGTAGAGAATACATCACTGATATTATTACTACCGGCTGCGTTTACAGGCCTAAGAGCATGTTTTTGTAAAGCAAGCCAACTTCTTGTAGTAGTACTGCCTGCATTTATACTAGCAAAGTCTCTACTTTCAGATAATGCTTTAGACAACATAAACGCAAGGAATTCATCTGTTCTTTGAATACCAAGACCATAATCAGCCCCCCTTGCTGTCCCACTTTGGAAAGCAGGGTAATAAGGACCAAGTACTAATTCGGGCTGGGTACGGTCATAAACTAAATTGGCATTCAATATTGGAATCATAATAACAGGTCGAGAGTTAGTACTGTGGAGTGTAGAATCTTTTATTGGTTTTAATATAACTCTCATATCCGCGGTTATACTTTTACCTACCATAGTCCCTACACGAGTCATTGTAAAACTATTATGTGTTACTGCAGTCACTAGCCCATAACCTCTATCATTTGTTATTTCAGTATCTACTAACTCTTCATAGAAATTTACTCTATAATCAGCACCTGCTGCACTAGTTATTTCAAACCAGTCGCGAGGGTCTGCTCCTGTGACAGTTATAGTGTCGCCCGAAACAGAAGCAACTTCCATATCAGTAACTCTTGTCTGATTTACATAATAATAAGGTTCTTTTTTTGACCCTACTCTCGTTGTATCGAATGAAACTGCAATACTTAAATCGGTAGTGAAGTTATCAGAACCAGCAAAGAAACTATGAGCAGGGTCTAAAGAAGTGCTTAAATTATATTTATTTGCCAAGTAACCTTCAATGTCCATTATGGTATTTTCGTTTAAAACACTGTTGTAAACAATAATTTCGTATATATGACCATGAAAATAATTCTGTAAAGAAGAAGCAAAGTCAGCACCGATGTGGGCTGAGCCGCTGGCCAAAGGAGTATAAGTAGCACTAGATGTGGCGTAACGAAGACCGTTATGGCGTATCTTTGTCTCGTTTGCTGATAAAGTAGCAGTTGTAATGTTCAACGTATTTAAGTGAGGTTCAACTGTGTCGTTACCGCTTTTTATGTCTGTAAGAGTAGGTCCAGAGGTACAAAAACCAACACCCGTTGCATCAGTACTCGCATTGTACCTTATACCATAGCCGGCAGTAGTACTCTTAGAAGTAAATATTCCATGAGTAGCAGCAGTATTTAGGCCCCCCGGTGCATAAACTGCAAATACAGTCATGTTAGCCCCATTCAAAGAACTAATAAAAGAACTAGTAAGGTAATCATTAGTGCCATCAAAACTTACATGGTTATGAGTGCCACCTGTTATTAACCTTGGTTGATTAGCAGCCGTCCCTTGAGTAAAATGTCGACTAAATCCTGAACCATCCGGCCACTCACTAACATACTTACCCCCTATACCTGATTGTGTAACGCCAGTTATATCATCAGCCTTGAGCCAAAGTTGTAAGTTAGTAGTATGAGGTAAATTAGTAGAGGCTAAATTTTCCAACCAATAACCAACTGGTAAATTCATAGACTTACCTTCCCAGCCACTTAATACTGTAGAGCGTAAATTACCTACCAAAAAGGGGGTACCGCCTCTACTCCCAGTATTTTCACCTGTTCCACCTTTTTGTCTACCAATAGAGCCCCCTTTAGTGTCTGCTCCTGAGCCTCCTCCAGAGGGTCCACCACCTTTTTGTTCAGCCAACTCTGCCTGTGTACTACCAGCCAATGGGGGAGTGAATCCTATAATAGATTGTTCTTGGAAAAAATCAACGTCTAGTGTAGCCTGTGATGATTCTTCCTGACCAGAGTCGTCTGCAAAAACCCCTTGTATTTCAAAAGAGACTGCTGCCTGATTCAAGTCAATTCCCATTTTAGTGGCATTCATAAAGGGTAAAGCAAAGTTGGATTGTTGTCTTTCGACAACCATATCGATACTGGTAGCGTCAAGTGATATAGTTTCACCATTCTCTTTTACAAGACGAATAGGGACCCTTTCACCTGCGCTAACCAAGATTAGCCACCTCTATAAAATCCACTTTGTGTTAGGGAGCCACCCATTCTTGACTTTAGTTCTTTACTAACCATTTCGCCAATTTCTTTGGCTAATGCTTTTTTATCACTTCTGTCTGTGACACCACCAACATCGATTTTCAAATTGATAGTCACGTTACTTTGTTCTGCAGCAGTGGTTGCAGGACGGCGAGTATTCGTAGTATTTGTCTGCTGAGTAGGTTGGTTATTACTTACTTGTTTGAAGGAATCTCTCAAATCAGTTGCATGGGTTTTAGTCATAGCCATTGAATTGGTAAACTTATCCATTTGACCTTGCAGGTCCTTCATCGAAGTAGTGGCTTCCTTAGCATAATTTTTGAATTTCTCCATCGCTTCTACCGAGCGAGGGTCTATATTTCCGTCAACCATATTATCACCTCAGTGGGGGCACCGAGTCGTAGCCCAAATAGACTGCGCCTTCTGGCATTTCTTCAACACCTTGCATAGCCTGTGCCCATTGTAAAAGTTGCCTTGCGTCTTTAATACCCAAATCTCTCACTTCCTTCAATCCCATTTTATAATGTGTCATTAGTAAATACTCCATACCTTCTTTCTGTAAGCGGAATCTGTCAGTCACTGGTCTCCCATTGACATAGTGCTCAATTTGACTGACTCCGCTTCCCGAAAAGCCAACCACCCCATGACATCTGTAGGCGAAGGTAGTAATGATGCCAAGTCATTACCTTCTGCCGGAGTTAATATATTGATATCAACATCAGTATCGAATTGAAGCCAGTTACGAAACGCGTAGTCCCAGTAAGATGAAAAGTTTAAATCACTATTAGCAAATATAGGGGCTACCGATTGGATATCAAAAAACGTAATATCTTTTGGCTTAACCTCTATCTCTTTACCTTGTATCTTTATTTTATTCTTCTCCTGTAACATACTTACTCACGTCCTCGTCGGATGCAGCCAATTCTTTGGGGTCATCCTCCAGTCTAAGGTGGGCGAACGGGTTATCGCTGGCCTTACCTGCTTCTGGGTTAAAGAGGTAGTCTCCTCCCTCTTCCTCTTCTTCTGAAATGTCTTCAGACGGTATTTCTAAATTTTCTTCAACTATTGGAGGGTAAAAAGGTACTTTGAACTTCAACGGCATTTACCCACCTCAATTGTGATACACCGTGTCTTCTGCTATAACCTTAATGGACTGTGGCTGCAGCATAATTTTAGAGTGTAATAGCCCTTTATCATCTGGCATTGGAATAGGAGCCTCAGTAATGAAGTAATCATCTAATATTATACGAATGCTTGGGACCGTATAATCAGAGTCAATAGTACCGCTATATGGTTTAGTAAAATGTAATTTAATTTGTTTATTGGTCGAAGCATCAACTCCCGAAGAAGTTTCATTATGAGAACGCAACTGATGGAAAAGATTAGGGTCAGTCAAGACTACATCTATTTCCATATCTAATTGTTCTCGTCCTTCTCGGATAATAGAAGCATTCCTTGTACCGCCATAAGGCACTTGCTTTGTGCTCAGTCCTGTAGAACTCTGAACATCTTCGCCTACCGGGTTACTCTGTATAGTATGGAAAAGTTCAACACCAGTTTTACCCCTGAGTTCAAAGGAAGATATGAAGCCAATCGATTGTCCGAATGCTTCGATTGTGCCATTATAGAACATAAATGGCTTTTCTTCGCCAGAGGTTATACCCGCTATCTTTCTATTGGTATCAGTCTCCCCTGTGTTTTGGAACATCCGATGAGCGATATAACGGTCACCTGCGTTAGCACTTTCAAGTCGACCTGTATCTGTATAACAAGACAGTGCGTCAAAGGTCGCACGGAACTTTAATTCTGCATCAACTGTAGATGAAATTTCCCATTCGTTTATCTTACAGCCCCTAAATATCCTTGTCAGTTGTTTGCTATCAGTTGTGCCACCGGGTGTGTTCACACCATCGCCCGTTTCACTATTATAAGAGCCAACATCTCTATTTCTTATACTGTGCTCAAGTGAAAAAGAAGGTATTGTTTCTCCTGTAAATATTAATTTTCTTACAGAATGTTTGACTCGACCAGTGCTAATTTGTGGAGAATTTATGCCAGTGTCATATTTCCTTGCCGCTATATAATCAGCAGTAGTATGGGCGAATTGGAAAGGATGCTCTACAAATAACCTAAAGGTCGTACTTGTCAATTCTTCATAACCAATAACCCTACGACATTCACTACTTTCAGCAAATTCAAACTCATCACTATCTGCACTAAGCCCTGCTGCACTCGCCGGCGGCCAGAATATATTACCCGAAGCACCTAAACTAGCACCTCTATACTGAATGACTGGGACCTGAGTGGTGTCTTTTATTAAAATATAATCACCTACTACTACGGTAGTACTACCGAACTTAGGGACTCCACTACTTCCTGTTACATCGACATATACCTGCCCGGGGGAAATTGCACTGGGAAGAGCCGTGTCTGGGGCTGAGCCTGCTCCGCAATTATTGTAATCTACGACTTCTCTACCCAAAGCATAGTATAACCACTTTGCATTATGCATAGGTATCTCAAGTGCCCCTCCTTGATGATGAACTTTACCTGTTTGTTGTAATGACATCTGTCTACCCATACCTACAACGTGATATCTATGCAAATCTACAGTAGTGTCAGGTAGTTTCATAAAAGAGGCAAGTCCTACAAATTGGTCGATAAGGCTCTTTTCTACTGACGCTTTGGCACTACTACTTGCAGAAAAGCCACTTATGTCAATAGTAGGAAGTCCCGTAGAATGAATGAATAAAACCTCTGAAGAACTACTAACCTTTGTAACATCAGAAAGCGCAGGGACAATTTTGATTGTAGTGTCTCCACCTGTTAACTCATGGTCGACTATACTGAATATGGTGCCGTTGATAGAATCATAATAGTAAGGTGAAAAGTTACCACCAGTACCATGGAAGGTCATTTTACAACCTATTAACATACCAATAGGAACCTTGAGTACATCACCTGCACCTATGCTGTTAGCCGAACCAGTTCCTGTGAATGTAATAGTTGTGTAATCGTCACCAGCAGTAGTGGTAGCAGTGAATGTCAATGGCTCATTATGTTCTAAATAAATACCAGTCTCGTGACCCATCGTAATCTCTGATACGTCTCCCTTGTAATGTGCACCAAACGCCATTTAATCACCTCAAGGAATAGACTCCGCTAGTATTACAACTTCCACTTGGAAAGTATGTCTAAAAATCTTTTTAGTCCGGTCCGATAAATCAGTCCTTGTTTTCATTACCATTCTATCAAAGTTGACCCCGTCCCCTTTCCTAGTAGTTTGGACGAGTCTTCTGATTTCATTTTCCATCTTTCTTAAACGAGAGCGGCTCCTTGATGTTCTCACGTCAACTGTTATGTTGACACGAGTAGTAACAAAATTGTATAATAGGTCAGGCACTTCTTCATTATGAGCAGTCTCGTAACAGAGAACATAGTCATGGCGCCCTAAATCTAAACGCTTACCACGCTCAGGTCCTTCATCAGCGATGTCAATAATGACGGGTTTGATATTGTCGGTATTGCCTCTAGTCCAAGTTTTGAGGACATTAAGCACTGAATCGAGGGGCTCTGTAAAAGTAGCAACCATTAAGCAAACACCACCACTTCCTTGTATCTACCCAGAATTGCTTCAGCCTCTTGTCTGAATAACTGGACTTTAGAACCAAGGTCGATGTTTTGCCCACCTTCTGGAATAAGCACACTTCTGTCATCTGACATGAGTAAGTCAGCGGCTACTAACTTAGTAGTTGCCTCTTCTATAGCCTTCTCTACATAGCGTTCGCCGTAGATATAAGCAACCTTAACTGCGTTCCACTCAAAGAACGGATAAGAGTTATTGAAGTAAATGATACCCATCTCATAATCCATCCACCAGTCTTTGAGTCGTTGCTGGTCACCAGTGCCTCCCTGTAAACTCATTTGGAAAAGAGTTTGACTAATGGTCCCAGTAATAGCACCTAGGCTTCCATTGATAGCAGTACAGGTTGTAAACTGAGTTGCTGTCTTAGATTCATAACGAAACATATCACCACTTGAGTCTATGCATACCCCAGAAGGGGCGAAATCAGCAGTTGAGTCGACATTAATATCATCAGACGAAAGGCTACTAAATGTAGCGGTTTTTGTAGACCCTTCTGATAAACTTATACCACTAGAAGCCACTATAGAACAAGTTTCCCCTCCTTTGCCTTGTCTCATACTAGTAACCTTGAGTATACCGCTGCCATAATCTGCATTAGCAGTTGCTAAGAATTCATTGTGGACAGCAACATTACTAGTACTACCTTCTAAAGTAAAAGTAGGGGCGAACTCTAAAGCCGCTTTATTCACTCTATCTTCTTTGTTGATAAGGTCAGCAAGGTTCTGAGCCGAGGTAACTTTGTCAAAGTCTTTCCTCCAAGTAGTTGTGGTAGTACCTATATCTAATACAGCAGCAGAGCCTTTTCCTGCTCCTGCATTACCTACACCTATTGCTATCTTACCATCAGTAGTAGTCATATCGTCTGGTAAAGTAATTCTAACTTCTGCAGAACCTATCTCACGATAGTCGTCACCCTGCCATAATTCAAGTCTCAGGATTTGCTGGACATTCCTAAACAATAGAGGTGTGGTGCCGACATAGTCTGTATAATATCGGCGCCTATATGGCTTGTATGTATCGAAATTGATGTATTCTGCAGCGACTAAATAAGGTCTCCAAGCATTATGTGTGACGCTATCAATCTTGTCTTGTATACGCTTAATGTGATTTTCGACAATATCTCTAGTGATACCACGGGTTTTACCGTTAGTGAATGATGCTGTGTTCTGAACATATGTGTTAAGTGCAGTAGTAAATGTAGCCTCTACGAAGTCTACTGTAACTGAATCAAAAGCCAGTTTAACTCCACTAGCACCACCATCTGTAATCGCAGTGATTACTCTCTCATCACCAAGGGCAGAACTGTCGCTGTAAATAAGAATGGTATCTCCTACCGCAAAGCCATGGTCTCGGTAATCAGCACCAGTAACATAGACACCATCATCTACTGAATTAGCACTAGCCAATACAGCCTCAGACGGACCAATACCGAGTAAGTCTGCAATCTTTTGAGCAGTAGTGTATACTATAGCGTCAGGGTTTAGAGGTCTTGTCTCAGGCTCTCCGGGTGAAAATATTACTGGCATATGTCATTCCCCTCACCTTAGCCAAGTCATATCCCTTCAATAACCCTGTTGATAAAACATACTTTTGATTGATTTTAGAAGTTCATCGCCCTTAGTCCAGTTGAACGGTGTGCTTGATTTCTCTTGTAACTCTGGTGGTAATTCTGTAGGTTGGCCCGGTATTTCCATTGTCGGAGCAGGGGTAGTCCTTGAAGGTAAATTTATTGGGAAATCTGGTTTAGGAGGTAGTTTCACAGCAGGCTCTTGCGGTTCCATCTCTGGTTCCATCTCTGGTTCCATCTCTGGCTCTTCTTGTTCCGATTCACCTTCTTCTAATAACTCTCCCGTAACAGGGTCTGCTTGTGGGAATGGGCCCTCTAAATTAGGTGCTCTAGCCTTCTGACGGGCGAGTGATGCTTCTTGTGCCATCATTTGTCTCGCACTTAAACCCGGACCTGATTCTCCCGGTCTTATATCGCTTGTTCTTAGGCGGTTCCCAGAAGTAGAGTCAAATGCTTCTTGAGAGCCGCGCCCACCATATACTTCATCCATAGCAGATTGTTGTTCAGGCTCGTCAGGCTCCATTCGCTCATGCGCTAAATCTAATATCTTATCTAAACTTATTTCTGGATTTGCTTCCCTTAATCTGTCGACTAAACTTCTGAACCTTTCTTCGCCTTCAGGTGAATACATTGATTCCCCAGCCCCGGGGTTTAACCCGCCATAAGAAGGCTTCATAAGAGACTGTCCAATTCTTCTAGATTCCTTTTCAGCCTCTCTCTCTTCTCTAGATTGAGGTTCTAAAGAGCCTTCTTTGGCACCTTCTGCTCCAGCGAACCCTAGTAACTCATTTCTGCGCCTAGTGGCTTGGTCATATGCTTCTATATCTTCTTCACTTGCTTCTTGTGTAGCCAACCTGTCGCTACCCATTATTTCATTAAAAGAGGCCATAGTGCCTTCTGGGTCTTCAAGCATCTCATCAGCATACCAGTTTTCAAGAGCCTTCATCCCTTCCATTCTCATCGACGCACTATCTCTTCTTGCTTTTGGACTTTGAGTATCGAGTCCCGGTACCATACTGGCTCTATCCATGCCAGCCACTCTTACTTTACCGTCCTGTGTAGAAGGGAAGGCTGGATGGTTAAACCCTTTACCTTGAGCATAAGTTATGAGGTCGCTGTTGTACTTAGGGTCTCTAAGTGCATTTCGGACAATTTTTCCTATGGTCCTTGGCTCACCTGCCCCTAGGTGTGTGCTTTCTTTACCAGTGGTCTTTGGTGCCAAGAGATTAGGAACGTCCCCTCTTTTTGAAGCACCTACCTTGACCATTCCTCTACGGGCTTCCTGATACCTTCTTTCTGCTCTTTCTTCACCTCTACTAGCCTTATCGGCTGCTTTGGCTTCAGCCCTTTCCATGTTAATTTGGAAGAAGTTCCGTTGGTCATCTGGAGTAGGATATTGTCTTTCTAACTGTGCTCTTCTCTCTGGACTTACGTTCTTAAGATGCCTTGCGAATCTACTACTAACTTCTTCATCAGAGTCTTGAGCACTAATGCCTTCTTTGCCACCTCGTGCAGAAATAGCACGTTGTCTTTCACTTCGACTTGCCTCTCTGCCTGCTTCTTCTTCAGTCCTTTGAGTAGGAAGTATAGCGTCTCCTTTAGCGTAATCAGCAAGTTTTTGTCGAATTGCTTCATAATACTTAGACTCAGGGTTCATATAATGCTGGCGGAAATTCTGACTTCCTCTTATGCCTGATTCTCTCATAATTATATTAGTCAATTCTTCTGGATTAACACCATGCATATCTGCAATCATATTAAGGAAACTCGGTTCATGATACATTGCTCTCGCTGTTGCATCTTTACCTGAAGGTGTTTCTGTAGTCTTACCACCAAAGGTAGGAAGTGGAACAGGGTCTTCGCCACCATAGCGCTTCACTTGGACAGGCTTTTCACTTGGGTCCGGCGTAGCATCTAACTTATCTGCCACCTCTGGGACACCAGTTACCTTGACTTTGCCTTCTTTGCCTCTTATATTCATTCGCCTCTGAGCATCTATAGCCTCACGATTTTCTAGATTATATTGCTCTGGGGCTCTCCTTTCGTCACGGCGCCCTTGTTGCCTCTGCTGCTCAGGAAAATCACCAAGTGTTTGCTCTTCAGGCTCGATAGGGATTGTTCTGCCTTCTTTGTCTAGAATAGGTTGACCTTCTTCGTCTCTTTGTACTTTAACACCAATCTTAGGAACTTTCTTTTCACGAACCGCTACTGGTTTTTCAGATGGGCTAAAAAGAGGAGTTCCGTAAGGACCCATAGGTTCACCCAACGCTCGTAATTTCGTTTCATCAGCAAACCTCTCGGCTTCCTTCTCTCTTATGTTATCATCCATACCTTTTCTAACATAAATCATAGTCATAATTAAACCTCCTTTTGTCCCAAATTGAAATCTACTTGTCTTCCGCATGTCCTGCAGGCGTCAACCCAACAGAAGTAGAGCATACCGCAATGTCCGCAGCGTGTGCCCGACCCTATGTTCAGGACATCTCCCGCACTTTTAGTCCTGTTCCTTTGCTTAAGAGTATGACCGCTCAAAGGATTGTCTTCATCAGTCCTCAAAGAGGCCCCGTAAGACTCGTCTAAACGAATGCCACGCTTCTGTAAGCGCTCTATATCGTTAAGTCCAAGGCTACCGAATGCTTCCATTCAATCAACCTCAAGACGCCTTATAGAATACAACTACATACGCATTGCCTAATACATTAAGCATCTCAACACCAACGATAGTGTCTGCCACAGCAGCATCATCTACCCCATTAAAGCCAGCATTGATTGCTGTTTGAATAGCAGTGGCTCCTGAGAAGTCTGCTGGACTTAAAGGTCCAATTACAGTTGCTTGTAAGTTTGCTAAAGTTGCCATTCAAATCACTTCCTTCCTATAATCAAAAACTTACCACTACTTGTTAATGAAGAAGTTTCTGCCATAGATGTAATTCCTTGTGCATTTAAAGCAGCAGGGTCACCTTCATCAATCAAGCCCGGAACTACGGTTCTGGAGAAAACTGAAAGAGTAGTGCCTGAGAATCTACAATGTAATGCCGGGAGATTAAGGAAAAATCCACTCGTTACATCTGAATCATCGTCACCACCGTGTGCCGATATAATAGGAGTTATCTGAGCAGAACATAATACCTGTGCACTGATTATTTCATTCATATATGGTGAAGCGTCAAATGTGGTGCCCAGTGTAACGTGATTGATATCTCCACTAATCATAATTACATTACCAACAACTGTTGGTCTATTAGAATCCATAGTAACTGCCATCAACCTCGCCTCCCCATAGCCATAAATGTTCCAGCAGTTTTAGCACCTGCGGTTGTTTTGACACCACTTAACAGAGTAATCACGTTAGTAGCATCAGCCAGAGTAAATGTATCTTCTATAATTGCGTCTGGAAAGTTAAAATATACACCAGCATCGTTTACATTTACTATCCCTATAATACCGTGTGCGAATGTAAATGTAGTATTAGTAAGACTCCCACCAGTTGTAGCCGCACTTAATTCAAATGCAGTTGCACTTGTTATTACTGAAACAGTTGACGATAAAGGCACACCTGTTCCAATAACAACCATACCTCTTTCTATATTGAGATTAGAATCATGTGCGATTGTAGGGTCATCAGTAGTATCCACAGTTGCGTCAGTGAAGGAAGCAGATATTGTCGCATGAGCAGCATTAGGTGTCATATCGAACATTTCAACCCCACTAGGTCTAAAGAAGCCACTCAAATCTATAGTGGTGTCTCCTGCTTCGTAGGCACCCCTTACTATAATCATGTCACCAAAAGCAACGGTTCTCGGCTCAAATGTAACTGCCATCAACCTCGCCTCCCGATAATCATAAACTTACCCGCATTGTCAGCGCCGGCCGTCAGTGCGGCACGAGGGTTGCTTCCTTCTGTTATGGTAATGATATTAGTCGTCAGGTTTATTGTGAATAAATCTGCAAAGTTTAAATCCCTTAAAAGACGAGTGTCTGTATCAGTAGCAGCCGTAGGCATAGAAAAGCAAGCATGAATCTCACTGAAGAATTCAGTGGCATCAATAGTTGCATCATCTACTGCGTAAGTGCCTGTTACAATCAACCTGTCCCCGAAGGTGGTTGGTTTGGTATCAAAAGTTACTACCATCTAAGTCACCGCCTCAACGCTGACCTAAAATCCACCAGCGACCATCTTGGGTATGTGCAGTACTTGTTGCACCTAAGTTACCGTTTCCAAAGACCACGAATTCATTAGTTTCATCGACTGAAACCGAAAGGTTTCCATCAGTCAAAGTTATAGCACCTGTATATGGTCCTAGTTTGTGAAGTACTGCATCATCTGCAACAGCCTCAAGGACACCAGCACCAATAGTCAAAGCAGTTGCGCTTGCGATAGCCGTGATGACTCCGATTCTACTTCCTGTGGAACTATAAATGGTCTCTCCTACATTGAAGTGAAGACGTACATCTGCTGTGTCAACGACCATTGCCGTATCCCCAATAGCCATATCATCCCCGTCGTTCAATTGCACAAGTGTTGAATGTACGCTTGTTACATGACCGCCAGCCGCAAAAACAGTTGATAACTGACCAGCATATGATACATCAATACCGCCGTCAGTAAAAGTTCCAGTTATCATGAGCATATCGCCCATTACGTGCGTTCGTGTGTCTGTTGTATTACCTGCGGCCATTATTCTTCATCTCCTTTTGACTCTTCAACCATTTCTGGCTCTTCGTCAGGGGTCTCTGTGGGCTCAGGGTTAAGAACATTACCGACCATAGCCAGCATTTTTGTCTTAGTCATGTAACCAGTTGTCGCTACGCTTTTATCCTTAAGCCATGCTGCAATCTGCTTTTTAGTCCATCCAGAATCAGGCATCCCATCGTTGCCTTCATCTTCTCCTTCTTCTTCCATGCCGTCTATGCGCCAATGCTTTGGCTCAAATCGCCAAAGATTTTCCTTTACCCATTCCTGAGAAACCTCTACAGGCACAAGCCTGTATGCTAAGGTTTTCATCATTCCCGGTATTTTGCGCTCATAGTGAGGGCCAAGAAATATTATCTTGGGCAAATTTCCTCACCTCAGACTACTAAGAGCCAAAGTTCCATTGCAGTTAAATCGTCAGTTGTTCCGTCAGCAGTTGCTTCCATGTCGAAAGTTAGGACAAGGTCACTTGTCTTCACAATCCCTATGTTTGCAGTTGCGTCACCACGCTGTGCGATGCATGACAAGATTTTAGTGCACTGTCCTGAAAGTGTTAGTGTGTTAGTATCTGCCATACCTGAACTAATGTGTAGGCTAACCATCCGTGGGTTAAATCTGTTTGACCCGTCTGTTTGGCGGGCTTCAAAGTCTGTTAATGCTCCCGGATAAGCCGATATCCATTCTGTCTCGTCTTGGTCTACTCCGCCTTGTAATTGTAGGTCAAGGTTCATTGTAGGTGTACCAGCAGTTGTGGTGTATGTTATTCCTCTATGTGTTAATGCTACCATAATTTTTCATCTCCATTTATATTTTTTTCTCCATTAACCTCAGACTAAGTCACGGATTGAACCTTGTCCTCCAAAGAAAGTAGTCCAAACTTCACCCATTGTGCGGTAAAGTCCCTCTTGACCGAGGCGGTTAATAGCGAATGGGTCTCCAGTTTCAATTCCAGACTCAAAGTATTGAGTTGGCTTTGCAGTGCTGTAGTATAGGTAATCAGTGTCTAGCATGTAAACTCTGCTGATTCCGTCTGCGGTAACATCCTTAGAAGGAATGATTGGGACTCCGTTGTATGTTGCAACAATGAATCCTGCTTCCATACCGGGTACACCTTTGACACCGTTGTAAGTTGGTACAACTCTCTTCTCTTCCATGAATCTCTGTTGAGACTGTAGAAGTTGTTGTAGACGCATTAATGTGTCATATCCAGTTAGCATAACTTTTGGATTGCCACCACGAACCCAGATTTTCCTGAAAAGGTCATCAAAGTGGTCAAGGCTTAGGGTTCTGTTGGTTCCCTTTACACCAGAAGTACTGACTTCTGCTCTTGCCCATCCAGCGGTGCCTCTGTCGTTAATTGCATCAATGGAGTATATGTCTCCATCAGCAGCAGCCCCGTAGTCGCCACCTGCTCCACCCATATCCATGGTGTCAGCAGCGTTTCCAGAT